CACCTGACCCGGGGGGAGGCACCCCCTACCCCTCCGGCGGCTGGTACGTAAGGCATAGGGCCTGCCAGCCTGTATGAATTGAAAACCCTCTGACTAGGGAAAACGTACCGCGTTACATCTGGCGCCCTGTAACGTTATTCGGTACAATTGAGGCGTGGCTAGGTGCGATGCATGCGGCGGTGGGTTCGTACAGAACTCCGGCCGCGGTCGCAAGGCTCGGTTCTGCCGCCCGTCCTGCCGCGTCGCTTGGCACCGTTCGCACCGCATCCCGGACGTGATGCGCGCCGGTAGTCGCTGGACGCGAGCTGACGGCAAGCGGCCGATCGAACCGAACGGCCGGCCCGCCTCGTCGACGAATCGACGCACCTGGCACACGTTCGCCGAGGTTCAGTCAGGATCTGGCGATGGGTTCGGGATCATGCTCGGCTCTGGCCTTGGATGCTACGACCTGGACCACGTCACCGACGTGCATGCCCGCGAGATCCTCGCCGAGATCCCCGAGCGGATCGTGTTCGCCGAGCGGTCGATGTCGGGCGCTGGGGTTCATGTCTTCGTCGAGGCTCCGGAGGGTCCGGGCCGCCGGCGGGATGGCATCGAGAGATACACGCGGGCGAGGTTCATTCGCGTGACAGGAGTTCCGTTCAGGGGGTGAGCGCGATGCCCGTTCCCGGTCGTACTCCGAAGCCCGCGGGCCAGGCCCTCAACCGCAACAAGCCCACCACTGAGTGGGTCGAAGTCCTCAACGTTCCCTACGCCGGCGCCCGTCCTGAGCTTCCTGTGACGCGTACCGTGATCGGCGCGTTCGGCCCGGTCGAAGTGGAGCTCAAGAGCATCACGCGGGACTGGTGGGACACGATCTCAACGATGCCGCATTGCACGCTGTGGACGGGTTCTGACTGGGTGTTCGCCCTGTCGACGGCGATTGTGGCGGATGCGGCGTTCACTGGCGGCGTTGGTGCAGCGACTGAGCTCCGTAACCGGGAGAAGATCCTGGGGACGACGTTCGACTATCGCAGGTCGCTGCGGATTCGGTATGTGGACCATCCGGCCGAGTCGGGGCCTGACGCGGAGGTGGTCGCGATCGATGACTACCGCGACCTCTGACCTGCTGCTCCCCGGCTACTGGGTCGACGAGCCGTCTGGCGCGTGGTGTTCGAGTCCCTGGCCGCAGGACCCTGACGAGAAGTCGGCGATCGCCCGCTCGTCGTTGGGTCCGGCGCTCATCGACTGGGCCGAGTGGCGCACTGACGAGCCGGGCCTGACGCACTACCTGTCGGGCCAACAGTGGCGCTACACGCCGGGCCAGAAGCGCTTCATGGTCCTCTGGTGGTGGGTCAACGAGGATGGCCGGTTCCCGTACCGCCGTGCTGTGAAGCGGGGCGCGAAGGGTACGGGCAAGGACCCGTTCGCGGGAGCGCTCGCTGACACCGAGCTGTGTGGTCCGGTCGAGCTGTACGACTGGGACGACAAGACTGGCCGCCCGATTGGCCGCCGTCGTGGGTTGCCGCTGATCCAGATTGCATCGAACTCCGAGGCGCAGTCGAAGGATCTGCTCCGGGTCGCGAACGCGTTGTGGTCGACCGGGGCGCGTGAGTTCTACAACATCGACTGCGGCGAGACGCGGACAGCGCTCAAGGACACGTTCGGCCGGGTCGAGATCAACACGTTCGCGGAGGCGTCGAACGAGGGCGATCCCGTGACGGCGTCGTTCCTCAACGAAACGCACCACATGACGACCGACGAGGGCCACCGGGTTGCTAGGCAGGCTCGCCGTAACGTGGCGAAGTCGCCCAAGTCGGTACAGGCCCGTTCGATCGAGTTCACGAACGGTCACCGACAGGGCGCCGCGTCGGTCGCGGAGAAGTCGTTCGAGGCATGGCAGATACAGCAGGCGCCGAAGTACCGGGGTAAGCGGGACATCCTGTACGACTCGATCGAGGCGCCCCCGGACGCTGACATCATGACCCTGGAGGGTCGCATGGCAGGCCTGCGAGCGGCCTACTACGACTCTCCGTGGAGTGACCTCGAGCGACTCTCTGACGAGATGGTCGACGCTGACACTCCCGTCTCCGACACGATCCGCTACTACTTCAACGGCTTGGGCGCCGAAGAGGATTCGTGGATCGACCCGCCGAACTGGGACCTGCTCGCCAAGCCGCGCGAGGTCCCCGACGGCACACAGATCGCGATGTTCCTCGACTGCTCGAAGTCGGAGGATGCGACCGCGCTGATGGCGTGCACGCTCGACATGTACCTGTTCACCCTCGACGTCTGGGAACGGCCCAAGGGTGCCCCGAAGGACTGGCGAGTGCCACGGCCCGAGGTCGATGCCTCCGTACGTGCCGCTAAGGCGCGGTACCGCGTCGAGTGGTATGGCGTAGACCCGTCGCCGGCGAAGGATGACACCGCGGATGCGCTCTACTGGCAGGACTTGATCGACGGCTGGAACCGCGACTTCCGCGACAGCCTGCACGTCTGGGCGACGCCGGGCTTCAAGGGTTCTCCAGTCGTGTTCGACATGCGCCTCTCGGTGCCTGGCGGCAAGGAACGCAACTACCAGTTCACGAAAGCCGCCGAGCTCGTGCAGGGGTGGGTCGACGAGGAGCGTCTCGACGGTCCGTTTCGTCACGACGGGCATCCGATCACCCGGCAGCACGTGCACAATGCGAAGGCTCGGCCGAACCCGTGGGGCACGTCGCTGTCGAAGGTCACCAGGGACTCCCACAAGCTCGTGGATGCGGGCGTGGCGGGCGTTGGCGCGGTGATGGGCGCTCGGGCCGCACTCGCGTCAGGCAAGGTCAAGATCAGACGTTCCGCACGACGCGTGAGAGGGGTGGTGTATGGCTGAGATCCGGGGCATGACCGTCGCTGAGAACCAGATCGTGCGGGACCTCACCGCCGAGCTGCTCGCCAAGGCGCGCCGTAACAAGTTGCGCTCGCGCTATATGGATGGCAAGGCTGCCGTGCGCGCCCTGTCGCCGATGCTTCCGCCGTACCTGCGTAACATCGGCGCGTGCCTAGGGTGGCCGGCGAAGGCGGTCGAGGCGTTGGCGCGCCGGACTCGTCTCGATGGGTTCGCGATCCCTGGCTCCGATCTGGCGTCGTTCGGCCTGCCGGATCTCCTGACCGCGAACGACTACATCACCGAGGTTCGCCAGACTGAGGTCTCGGCGCTGATCCATGCCGTGTCGTGGGAGGTTGTGACGGCTGGTGGTCCGGGTGAGCCGGATGCGCTGATCACCTACAAGTCGGCTCTCGACGGTACCGGTACATGGAACGCGCGCACCCGACGTCTGGACTCGTTCCTGTCGGTCAACCGCCGCGACGACATGGGCGAGCCGGTCGACTTCGCGCTGTACCTGCCGGGCGAGACGATCATCGTCGAGAAGCGGGCCGTGGTCGATCGTTCGACCCACCAACTGTGGGTCCCGGTGCATCCGGTCCGGTACAAGCCGCGCCGCGATCGCGTGTTCGGCCAGTCGCGGATCACCCGTCCGGTGATGTTCCTGACCGGCGCCGCTGTGAAGTCGATGCTGCGCATGGAGGGAACGGCCGACTTCTACGGAACGCCGCACCTGCTGTTGCTCGGCGCAACCCTGGACCAGTTCCAGGGCGCCTCCGGCCAGGCCGTCTCCACGTGGGACTTCCTGATGAGCAAGATCAACGGCATCCCCGACGACGACGACATGAAGACGCCGCGCGCCGACGTCAAGGAGATCACCCAGGCTACGCAGAAGCCCCACATGGACCAGCTCGACGAGATCGCAGCCGCGTTCGCCGGCGAGACCGGCATCCCCGTCTCGAGCCTCGGCGTTGGCGTGAAGCAAGCCAACCCGACGTCAGCCGAGTCGTACCAGGCGTCGCGTGAGGACCTGATCGCGGAGTCTGAGGATGCGCAGGATTCGTTCGGCTGGGCGCACGTGCGCTCCGTGCAGGACCTGTGGCTGTTGGCCAGTGGCGAAACCAAGCTGCCGGCAGAGATGCTGAAGCTTCGACCGATCTGGCGGGATGCCCGGAATCCGTCACGTGCGGCTGTGGCCGATTCGACCCAGAAGCTCGTCACGGCGTTCCCGTGGATGGCCGAGTCGGATGCGATCCTCGACACGATCGGCCTCGAACCGTCCCTCGTTGAGCGGCTACGGGCTGAGAAGGCCCGCGCGCAGGCCCGTACGACGCTCGCAACGGTCCTAGGACAGCCGGGCACCCCGAATGCCGTCCAAGGCTGACCTCGACGCCCTACGGGCCGCGCTGGATCGGATCAGTAGGTCTGCGAAGTCGGACCTGACGCGAGTCCTCGCCACGGTCGACGTGACTGATGGCGTCGCTCTCCGTGCAGCCCTCACGGATGTCTGGCCCGAACTCGTGGGGGCGTACGGCGAGATGACTGCCACAGTCGCCGCGGACGTGTTCGAGTCGTGGGCCTATGACCTGAGCCTTCGCCCGAAGGTGGTTCATGTCGCCGGTGTCGACGCACCTCGAGCGAATGCGCGGATGCGGTGGGGCACGGTTCAGACCGACGTCGCCGGAAACCTCATCGTGCTCCTCGACGAGCTCGTGAAACAACCCGCCCGGTCGCTGATCCAGAAGTCGGCGATCGCCTCCGGCGCCGGATGGGCGAGAGTGCCGCGCGGCGCTGAGACGTGCGCCTTCTGTCTCATGCTGGCATCGCGCGGCGGCGTCTACCACACGGCACAGACAGCGGGCCGGGACCGCAAGTTCCACGGCGAGTGCAACTGTCTGCCGACGCTCGTACGCAGCCCCGCGGACTACCCCGCTGGATATGACCCGAACGCGCTCTATGACGTCTACGACCTAGGGAAGACCGCGGCTGGATATGGTCCCGATGGTAAGGCGCTGAGCGTCACGAATGGCCCGAAGCAAGGCAGCCACGAGGACATGTCTGCCGTCCTCTCCAAGGTCCGCCAGATCACGGGCTCCCACTGATTCA